TTTGTTGTACTTGGATACATAGCTCCTGCTGGAACCCATATGGATTCTTTTCCTGCTACTTTAATAGCAACATCAGCAACTGTAGGTATACTTGCAAAATTTGCTACTGTAGCACCAGTTGCAACACCCATTACTTCAGCATCAGCATCATTATTGATAGTTACATCATTTGTACTACCTTGACCTGTTAAGATAAGACCTAATACATCTGTGTAACCTATTGCTGCGATATCTCCTGCAGCAGTATCACCTAAAGGTTGAATAGTGCCAGCTACTGTAACATCAAGTGAGCCAGTTGGCACACTAAGGACTGTTGCATCAGCATCATTGACTAAAGTAACGTCATTTGTAGAGCCTTGACCAGTTAGAATAGCACCTAGAACACTTGTATAGCCAAGTGCTGCCTTATCATCTGCTGCAGTATCTCCCAGTGGTTGTACAGTCGCTGCAGTAATAATATCTCCTGCTGATGTAAGAGTTCCTGCAACATTTAAATCTGTAAATACATCATATACTATAGCACCAGAACCACCACCATTTGTAGCTATACACTTAGTTTGACCATTTGGTATAGTTACATTTGCACCACTTCCTTGTGTAATTATTATGCTATACGGACCAGAACTACCACTATCTGTTGTTGCATTTTCAATAAACCAAACTTTTGATAAGGTGTTAGGTGCAATAGTTATTGTACAAGTTGAATCCAATGCACCAGTGTATTTTACATACATAGACCTAAGTGGGTCTGTAGCACCATCTGCTACTGTGCTTGTATGTGTATCAGCATTTGTTGTTATAGCTTCTGTGCCATAACTAAATGCCTCACCTATTAACTCAAGATTTGTATTTGTTGTTCCACCCCAAGCACCACTCTGATCGCCTGTAGCCATTATTTCCAGTCTGAGGTCGTTTACATATGTACTTGCCATTTATTTAGCTCCTAGTCTATCCTTATAATTGCACTTGCACCTGCAGCTGGCAATACAATTTCAAATGTACCACCTGATACTGTAAAATCACCACCAAATGCCAATACTGCTATGGCTCTATCACCACTTGTGTCATTATATATTAAAGCACCATTTGCAGTAAAAGTTGCAGTTGTCCATGTTGGGTTGGCAAAATCTAAGTATGCCTTTCCACCTGATGTTGATGTTGATGCTGTTCCAACAACTTTACTAGATAGAGTAACTCCTCCTGCAGTATAACCAGTTCCAGTTATTTCATTTGTTGTTGAATATGCAGTTGTGGTTGCATTAATTGTTGCACTACTTGTAAAAAGTGCAATTTTTATTGTGTCTGCTAAAAAATCATGTAGATCATCGCTTAATATTTCTGATTTAAAAGATGTACACATTGCTTGGGTTATTGCCATTTATTTTCTCCTTATATTCCTGCGTTATATTCTGCTGTGTAGTTTCTTCCCATCTCTTGTTGAAACAATGCGATAGCTTCGTCAAATTGTGCCTTGTACAATTGTAGCGTTTCTGGAGCTTTAAGGAAAGAAGAAGTTTCATAAAGTGCTGCAGCTAGTAAAACAGCTTCAGCGTTATTTCCTACCCATGACGTTGTGTTACTTGCAGATAAACCTGTTTCTGGTGCAACGTAGTCAACTTGGTAAGCTAGTGTAGCACTTGGTGTTGGTGCTATTGTAATTACAATTCCTGATGTAGTAGCTGATTTTGTACTATACATCTCTGGAATTGATGTTGTGCTTGAGTTAGGATAATAATCTCTTAAATAAGAATCAATCCTATGATTTAAATATATAATATTACTAGAAGCGTTAGTAATAGACACTTGTCTTATCATTCTAGCAGTTGGAACAGTATAATCAAATGTACCTACAACTAAATTACCAGTTGTTACACCTCTAAAACAAGGCAAGCTTGGTAATCTTTGAAAAATCATATTTTCTGCTTGGAGTATTATATCCCCAACAGAAGCAGTTAATTCTGTAGAATCATCTTCCATAAAATTAGATATATTTGAAACTAGACTTGCATAATTCATTTAATTACCCCATGTATCCTCTCCCCAAGTACCTTGACCCCAAGTTGTATAAATTAACGCAATATTTGTTGCATCACCAATAGCAGAAGTTCCAGCTACACCTACTTCTGTTATTCTCGCTGTAGGTATTTCCACTCCTATTGCACCAGTTCCAACTGCAACTGATGCTAATATTTGAAAGTTAATTAAAACAGAACCTATGCCAGCAGTTCCAGCTACCCCTACTTCAGTAATCTTCGCAGTTATAATTGCTGTTCCAATAGCCCCAGTTCCTACTGCAGCAGTTTCATCTATTTCTAAATTAATTGAAACAGTGCCTATAGCACCAGTTGCAGTTGCAACTCCACTATTAGCACCAAAATTAAAACTAGCACTTGTTAAGTTTTCTACAGAACCTTTAGATACTATTCCTACACTTGGTCTTTCTCTTATGTCTTGAAATATATCATAGTTATATCCAACAAAAAATTTTATATTTTCTGAATCATTATCTGCTCTAGGTTGGAATAAAGCAGTGGCATCTACAACATTTCTAGCTGGTGTTAATTGTGGGTGTTTCGGCTCCCATTCTTCTTTCTCAACACGCAAGCCATCCCAAGTTGTTTTAAGGTCAGAATATCTAACTTTAAAGCCACTTCTATCGCTTATTGCTACTGATTTTTTACCACTTGCGTATCTTGCCATTATATTAAATTCAATGCTGTTGGTTGTATTCTTAAACTAACTCCATCATTATCAGATGATGCTGCGAAACTAAATGATCTTTCATACATCTCATTTAATAATTGAAACTTATCTGGTGCATATTTTATAGCTAATTTAGATGCTAATCCTGCACATATTGTGTCACTCCATCTATAAGGTATATCTGCATCTTGATTAGATGCATTTACATCTTCTTGTTGGTTTAACGCCCAATACACTATTGAATATGTCGATGTGTTTGGAACTTGCCATAAATAAATCACTGGGGTGTATTGTCGATCAATCATAAATTGACTTGGTTTACCTGATGATGTTTTATTTGGTAATTGGTTGTACTCTTGTAATGTTATTCTATTTATAATTGTGTCTGTTGATGAGCTACTATCTCTCACAACTGCATCCATTATATCAATAGTTCCTGCTGGTAAAGCATAACTAGAAGTTCCACTAACTAAAGTTAATGTGTTGCTAGTCACAGTCCAATAATTTATGCCTCTATTAGCAAATTCAGAAAATAATAAATTTATACTTCTTCTAGCAGATATAGCATGATCACCAGTTCTTGTTTGAGTATCAATGCCACATCTTTCAAAAGCTTCAGTTATTATTTCCTCAACATTAGGTCTAAATGCTACTGTTCCAGATGTTGCCATTAATTTACCTTATGCAAAAAATATGTTCGCTAATACAACTGTGGCAACTGTGTATGAAATAGCCAAGCCACTATCAAATAAAATACCTTCATCTGGTATCGTATTATCTATAGTTGTATTATCAGTTCCTAGTGTTTGTGCTTTAAAAATAATTGTACCATCTTCTGGAGTGCCATTGTAAAAGTCAACTAAACCTGCTGTTCCTGCAGATACGATTGAGTATCCTTTCATTCTAGTACGATTACCACCAGCAACTGCACTTGCACATAACGATCCAGAGCCAACTGTAATGTTTGCTGCATATTGAGCAGAACATTCTACACCACTAACTGTTAAAAATAATTTAGCCCCAGCTACTGCTTCTGCTGAACCTGTTGAAACTATAACTTCTGTAATAGCATTACCAAAAACATCAGTACCAGTAATTGTACAAGTTTTTGCATTATCACTAGTACCAGTAGTTGTTACAGTCACATTTCTAGCACCACCACCCAAAAAGGTAGTTTCTGCCATTGTTGCTGAAGTGTTTGGTCTTGCTGCTACCACTAGCCTATCTGGGTCTGCTACATTTTCATCAGCGATAAACCCAACTTTTACATCACTTTGAATACTCATTTATTTCTCCTTAGTAAAGTAGGGGGAAATTAATCCCCCATTCATAGCTACTATGATGCTACGTCATAACCTGTGATAGTTATAATTATTCTACCTGCAGTATAATCTGCATTAGTTGCTGATCCAGCTACAAGATATAAATACTGATCTGCTACTATTGTTCCACCAGCAACTCTAGTACCTGCGGCAAGATCACCACTATTAATAATTTGAGTTTCTGTAAGATCACCAATCGCACTATCTTCAACACCAGTTGCTTCTGTAGCTGAATATAAATCAATGTCTGGGTCTCCACCTGCTGGAGTTTCTAAACATTCCATAGTTACACCAAATACTGTGCCTTGATTAACTGCAGTAACACGACCAATATAAGCAACACCAGTACCAGCTTTACCAATAATGTCATTTGCTCCACTTGATGCTAGTCCAGTCAAGTCTAATAAAATAGTTGTTTTAACTAGGTTTACATTTGTATCTGTGTCACTTTTAAATCTTTCAACTTGTGTAACATAAACTTCTGCAGTGCCTTCAATACCAGCACCACTTGAGGCTTCTGTAGCCATTTTATTGCCACTGATTACAGTAATTGCACCAGTAGTTGCATTTTTAGATATTTGTTCAAATCCATTTATTGATCGAACTGGACCAGAAAAAGTTGTATTAGCCATTTAAATCTCCTTGTCTTGGCAAATGTCAGTCACATTATGTAACTGTCAAGGTATTGTTAATTATTAGGAGAGGAGTTTATCCCCTCTCCTATGTTAGTTGTTAAGC